CCTGTGGCCGAGCCTGTCCGCGGCTACGACCCCTGCTGGCCTTCAAGCGACTGCGGCAGCAAACCTGCGGTGGAAGAAAGTCACGGTGAGCGCGGGGTATATGCAGGCGGCCAGTCGTCGGGGCGCGACCTTCGGCGTTGAGCTCAGACCCTTCACGATTAGCTGGTGACATGCCCGAGATCATCAACCGCACCGAAGAGCGGGTGCACATTGATAGGATCGAGGCGCATCCCGCCAACCCGAATGACGGGGATGTGGCGGCGATTGCCGAAAGCATCCGCCAGAACGGCTTTTACGGCCGGATCGTCGTGCGCGACTCGACAGGCAAGATCCTCGCCGGAGAGCACCGCTGGCGGGCGGCGCAAGAGGTGGGCCTCACGGAGGTCCCCATCGAGAGGGTTGAGTGCGACGACAAAACGGCGATGCGTATCCTTCTGGCCGACAATGCGACTGCTGAGAAGGCCGAGCGGGAGCCGGAGCCGCTAGCGGAGCTCCTTGAATCGCTGGAGACGACTGCCGACGGGCTGGCAGGTACCGGGTACGACGATAATGATTTGGATGAACTATTGGATGATCTTGGCCGCATTCCAGAAAATGGTAATGTAGACGACTCCGGTGCCGAGACGAGTCGCGCAGAAGAGTTACAGCAGGAATGGGGCACCGATCGAGGTCAGCTGTGGCGCATCGGCGACCATCGCCTGCTGTGCGGAGACGCGACGGACGAGGACGATGTGGAGCGGTTGCTGGATGGGGTGGAGCCGAATCTCATGGTGACTGATCCGCCCTACGGGGTGGAGTACGATGCTGAGTGGCGAAACGAGAATTTAGAAGATGGACAGGGGGCGCGAAGTACTGGCCAAGTCAAAGGCGACGAACAGGTAGACTGGCAAGAGACTTGGGGGCTTGCGCCTGCGAATATAGCGTACTGCTGGCATGCTGGTCGACACGCCAGTCGGGTGCAGAGGTCACTGGAAGAGGCGCGGTTTGAAATTCGAAGTCAGATCATATGGGCGAAACAGCATTTTGCGATTAGTCGCGGACACTACCACTGGCAGCATGAGCCGTGCTGGTATGCCGTCCGTGAGGGTGGTGCAGACTGGAGGGGGGGGCGAGACCAATCGACGCTTTGGGAAATCAAAGCAGGGACGCTCTTTGGCACCGAAGAGGATGAGACCAACCATAGCACACAGAAGCCTATCGAGTGTCACCAGCGCCCGATCCGCAATCACGAAGGCGATGTCTACGATCCGTTCGTGGGTAGCGGTACGGGCATCATCGCCGCCGAGGAGGAGGGCCGCACCGCCTACACTTTAGAGATTGATCCTGGCTACTGCGCCGTCATCTTGGAGCGGTGCAGCGGGGCGGGGCTGGAGTGCGAACTGATTGATTAACTGAACACCAATGGCACTGAACAAAACCGCCAAAGACCGGAGGGAGCTTCGTCGCCAAAAGGTGGCCCAGCTCCTCGTGCGCCGCCCGCGGATTACAGTGCGCCAAGTGCAGAAAACGTTGCTTAAGAGTGGTCACTACAATCCAGATACGAATGAGGCATGGAGTGTAGGGACCGTTCAAAGTGACATTGAGCACGTTCGCGGGCAGGCTCGTGAGAACATGGAGAGGGATGCCAACGAGTGGAGGGCTATCGAGTTAGACCGCCTGCAAGAGCTACAGAAAGAGGCGTGGGATGAGGGGGACCGCGACCTCGTTCTTCGGTGCATGAAGCGCCGGGCAAACCTCCTCGGCCTCGATGCTCCAGAGAAGCAGACGAAGCACCTCAATGTGAAGGGTCTCGCTGAACTCCTTGCAGATGGCTTTGACGATGACTAACCCCGACCCCGACGACTTACTGAGGCGGTGGCGCTCCGAGCCGGAGCGGTTCTTCCGTGAGGTGCTGGGGATTGACCCGTGGAGCCGTCAGCTTGATGTTATCCGCGCGGTCCGGGATCACGACCGCGTCGTGGTGCGATCCGGGCACAAGGTCTCAAAGTCCAACACGGCCGTAGGGCTCGCCCTGTGGTTCGTGTGCTGCTATCCGGATGCCCGGGTGCCGATGACGTCTTCCACCTTCAAACAGGTGCGCAAAATTCTCTGGCGGGAGCTGCGAATGGTGTACGACCAAGCACAAGTGCCGATCGGGGGTGATCTGGCGAAAAGCCCAGAGTACGGCCTTGAGTTCGACGACAAGCGAGAGGTGTTCGGCTTCTCAACGCGCAACGCAGAGGATGCGGCCGGGATCTCGGGCAAAAACCTTCTCTACATCGTCGATGAGGCGTCCGGTGTTCCTGAAGACATCTTTGAGGCAATCGAGGGGAACCGCGCTGGCGGCGCGAAAATCCTCATGCTGTCGAATCCGACCCAGCAAAGCGGCACCTTTTTCAACGCCTTCCACTCGAAACGCGACTTCTGGCACACGATCCACATTAGCTCCGAGGAAAGCCCAAATGTTACCGGCGAGCGGGACATTCCCGGCCTTGCGACCCAAGAGTGGATCGAGGAGAAACGGCGGGAATGGGGCAAGGATTCCCCCCTCTACCAAGTCCGCGTACAGGGGGACTTTCCCGACCAGTCCGAAGATGCAGTGATCGCGCTCTCGGCCGTAGAGGCGGCCCGGAATCGCGCTTTTGAAGAGGAGCCTACAACCCCGCTCTCTCTTGGCGTGGATGTCGCTCGCTACGGCGGTGACGACTCGGCGATTGCGCCCACCCGTGGCTCGAAAGCTTACGACATCCGCACCTATTCTGGTCTTAATGGCATTGAGCTCGCCGGACGAGTGAAGGAGGAGGCCCGGCAGATGCGCCGGCCAAAAGAGCAGGTCATGGTCAATGTCGATGTGATCGGGGTCGGCGCCAGCGCCTACGACCAACTGGTACAGATCGCGCCGCTGTGGCTGGTGGTCCAGCCGGTCAATGTCGCCGAGACGGCCGATCAAGACGATCTCTATGCCAGTCTGCGCACGCAGCTTGTCTTTAGCCTCGCCGAGTGGATAGAGGGGGCAAGCATCCCCGAAGACGACCGCCTCGATACCGAGCTTGTGCTTCCGAAGTACACCTTCGACAGTCGCGGTCGCTACAAGTTGAAGTTCAGCAAGGAGCAGGAGCGCGAAAAGCTCGGTCGTAGTCCCGATGTTCGCGATGCTCTTGCCTTGTCGGTCTATGCCGGCGGAGACCCCCGCTCTGCGGCGGAGAAAATCAGCACGGGCGGCACCCGCCCGACCCACGACGGCACCCTTGCTGACTACATAAGCCCCTAGTAACCATGCCCGACACACCTACAGAAGAACAAACCGCCGAACTCACGCGGCTGAGCACTGATCCCGCACGTCTTTTCGGCGGGAACCGGATGCGCCGCCCGGAGGACGACGTGCTCCGGGAGCAAGGCCGCTCGCACCTTTTAGAGATCTACCGCGACCTGCGGCGCGACCCGCAGGTGCAGATGGCTCTGCAGAAGCGTATTTCAGGTGTGACGGAGGTCGAGTGGACGATCGAGCCCGGCCAGCGGGAAGGCATGGAGCCAACGGCAGAAGATGAGCGCATGGCCGACTTAGCGGCTGCCCAAATGGAGGCCCTCGGCGAGGAAGAAGAGGGAACCGAGCACGCCACCGCCCAGCTGCCCCAAGGCTTCGACGACCTACAGGAGGGCCTGCTGGAGGCGATCCTGCTTGGCTTTAAGCCAGCAGAGATCCTTTGGCGGGTGGAAGGCTCGGAGACGATTGCCGACGCGGTCAAGATCCGCGAGGAGCGCCGATTTCGGTTTGACGGTGATAACCGGCTTCGCCTCCGCACGCAGTCGAACGTGCTGCCCGGCCGACTGCTACCCCCGCGGAAGTTTGTCGTGCATACGTTTGGAAGCAAGACCGACCCCTACGGCCGCGGCTTGGGCCACCAGCTCTATTGGCCAGTGTTCTTCAAACGGCAGAATATGTCCTTCTGGCTCCGGTTTCTCGACAAGTATGGTGGTCCTACCGTCGTAGGGAAACATGAGGAGGGTCTAGGGCCAGAGTCTGAAAAGGTCCAGAGCCTGATGCAGACGATCCAACGCGTACACACTGACTCGGCGATTACAATTCCGGAGGATATGGAAGTTGAGTTCTTAGAGATTGCCTCGAAGGCCTCCAGTGCTGGGAGTTACGAGGCGATGAAGCAGGCGATGGATACGGCGATCGTGAAGAGCGTGCTCGGCGTCACGCTGACCACCGACCTGCAGGGTGAAGGGGCGCGGGCTGCGACGGAGACGCACCAAGACGAGCAGGTGAAACTTGCTGCTAATGACGCGGGAATGCTGGTAAGCACGCTCAACAACACTCTTTTCACGTGGCTGACGCGGTATAACAGCGACGACGCGGTGCCCCCGCGCCTTGTGCACCACTTCCCCGAGCTCGACGACCGGACGGAGCTCGCGTCCATCTTGGTTGATCTGTCCAAGATCGGCTTTCGCCCGGGCGGCGAAGGGGCCACGACCTGGATCAATCAGAAGTTCGCAGGGGGAGACGAGATCTTTGAAGAGATGTCGATCCAGCGGTCTCCCGGAACACCGGTTGGCGAGGGCCCGCAGCTTGCGTCGCTGCAAGAAGAGGAAACCCCCGATGAAGATGCCCGCGGGGAGAACCTGGAGGTGGTGGCCGACTACACGCGGCGCCTTGAGGAGCAGGCGGCCGACACCTTCGACGAGATGCTTGATACCGTCGACGAGGCCCTCGGAGAGGCCGACACGATCGGCGAGGCCGTGCGCCGGGTGGACGAGCTCTACGACGATCTGGAGAGCGATGACTTGGCGGAGGTGATGGAGGCGGCCCTCACGGCCGCCCACGGCGCCGGCCGGGTGGAGATGGGCGCTGAATCTGAAGTCGAGACGCAAGAACCCGAAATTGAGGTGTAGACCTGATGCCGGAGTTTCCCGATGACCTGCAGGTCCGGTTCGAGGAGGCAATTGAGCTGTTTCAGGAGCGCCTCTCCGTCAGCGACGATGTGCTGGAGGAGATGCGCACGCAGCAAAAGGATTGGGCGTTCTTCTCGACGGGCGTCACCAAGGCGGAGATGCTCGACGACATCAAGGCGGAGCTGGAAACGGCTCTGGAGGAGGGGCAGTCGCTGGATGAGTTCCGGGGCCGGCTGGAAGACATCGCCGAGAAGCACGGGTGGGCGCCGGGTGAGAACGCCTGGCGACAGCGGCTCATCTACCGCCAGAACCTGACCAACGCCTACCACGCTGGTCGGCGCGAGCAGGTGCGCCAGATCCAAGAGGACGCCCAAGAGACCGGCATCGATGTCTTTGTGCTCTACCGCCACGGGCGACCGATCAAGCCGCGGGAGCACCACGTCCAGTGGGAGGGCACAGTGCTGCCAGCGGATCACGAGGCGTGGGCGACGTACTGGCCCCCGAATGGCTTCAACTGCACGTGCAAGGCGTTTAGCGTCGACCGGGCGGCAATTGAGCGGCGGGGGCTCGCGATCAACGAGGACTTTCCCGAGACAAATCCGCCGCTTCCGGACCCCGGCTTCCGCTCGGCGCCGGGGACGCCAGAGGCGCGGGCCCAGACGCGCCAAAAGCTACTTTCTCGGCTCACGGACCAGCGCCGGCGCCAAGTGCTCGACGAGATGCGCGAGAAAGGGATTGATCTCGGAGGCTGATGGCTGATGACACGGACCTTTCCGGTCTTGTTAACCGGCTGCAGCGCTCAGAGCCTGCCCTTCGGCGAATGGGGGAGCGGCTCCTGCTGCTGACGGAGGATCGGTTCAACGAGGAGAGCACGCCTTCTGGGCAGCCCTGGCCGCCGCTGGCTCCCTCGACGCGGGAGCAGAAAGAGAACGACTCGATCTTGACCGAGAGCGGCCAGATGAGTGGGCAAATCGGCTACGATG